AATATGACAATCATTATCAACTAAGAATTTGATGTTTGTGTCACCTCGGAGGAACCAGAGTAGTTCTGTAACAATCTGTTTCCAAGCCATTCGTTTGGTGGTGAGGAGAGGAAATCCGTCCCGAAAATCATGTCTAAGTTGTCTTCCAAATACTGAGATAGTACTTCCGTTTCTAGTTTCTTTTGTAACCCCATTATTGAGGATATCTTGGAGTAAATCTGTGTATTGTTTATCTAATTTATTCATCTCTTAAGTATTTTAAATGTTCGTAACCATATTCATCAATTATCATAACTTCACCTGTTTGGGTTATTTCTTTATAAGTAAGTTCATTATTGTAAAAAGTTGATGTGTATATTTTTTCACCATCACCGTAACGGCATTCAACTGATGAAGTATTATCATCCCAAAGTCTAATAGTTATGGTGTGTCTACAATTTGGAAATCTGTTTAGAATATCTTGTTTAACCATTAAAATTTGACTTTCTATACCTAGAAGTAGTGCTTGATAGTCTTTATCTAGTTTGTTCATAATATTTCCATTTAAATTTACCAGCGGTTTCCTGTTTACCCTTACAAACCGCGGATATGTTATATATTTTTAAAAAATTTTCAGCTTCTAAAATAGAATCCCATATTTTTACTATTTTATTGTCTAATGTCAATTGTACTACTTTTTTTCTAGATTTGGAAGGCCCGTTAGATACCCCTTTTTTAATTTTTGAAAGTTTTTCAGAAAAGCCTTTTGGTTTGGGTTTCTTTAATTTATTTTTTGTCTCGTCAGATAATTTTCTACCTTTAGAGGCCATTGATATTTTTTCTTTAGTTTCTTTTGTGTGTTTCCACCCATTTTTTAATTTATGTTGTTGATATTGTGATATTTTTAATTTCCATTCTTGATATCTTTTATCAGCCTCTTCTTTACCATATTTTTCTAACCAAATAGAATAACGACCTTTTTTTATTAAATTAGTACCATTTTCTTTGTTATGTTTAACAATCTTCTCAACTTTTACTTTTTTTCTTTTATCAGCCTCTTCTTTACCATATTTTTCAACCCAATAATTATATACCCCATTTTTTACAATCTCATGACCTATTTTTCTATCACCCTCTCTACCACCTTCACTTATATTATAACCAATTTTTTTATTTTGACTATTGTAGAAAGATATCCAATAAATCTCACGTTCATTCATGTGGTCTTCATTTAAACACACTTCTAAAGTTTCTTTTATGAAATTTTCTTTTCCGTATTTTTTAAAAGCTTTTTTTAATTTTTCACCTGAACCTAAATAATTTGGGTTATTATTTTTGTCTTGTCCTATATAAATCTTATTGGTTATCAGATTTGTCGTTTTGTATATTATCATAAACATCTTTATTAGATAAATATGTTCTATCTTGTTTTTGTAGTACATTATTTTCTAATTTATTACGGAGTTCGATATCAAAACTACCATTTATACATTCAGTACCAAATATCATATCCATGTTATCTTCTAAGTATTTTTCTGTCTTGTTTTCTGGTTCCATTTTCTAAAATATCTTTTAAAAGGTTTTGATATTGTTTATCTAAATTATTCATTTAATATTTTTGTTACTTTATTTAACATTTCTGTCGTATCTACATTTGTATTTTTAACTGTCGGGTGTTTTTTAATGTATTTGTTAAAAACTTGTCCCTGACTTTCAGCCATTTCAAAACGGTGATAGTCTTTATAGTTTACACCCGAATATGTATAACGACGACCTTCGTTAAATGTTATAGTTAACTCTTCTTTTTCTTGATTATAATCGGAAGACAGTATGTTTGACGACTTAAATAAACAAGAAATTATACCATTATTTTCAGTTCTTTCAATAAACATTAATTAATGTAAGTTTTCCAATTTTTTATGGTACTTAAATGGTGTACCTCAGTAGTGACTTCTGTACTATCGTCATTGTGAATTGATAAAACTAGGTAATCACCTGAAATTGTGACACCAACTTTTTCGAAATGGTTTGCAATGACTGAACCATTTTCTTTAAACCAAATTGTAACTTTTTTGTATAACATATCTATAATTTTGACTTAAAACTAATGATTTTAACCTTAAAAGAAAGCCTTATTTTTGGTAAACTTTTCTTTTCACCCAATTTTTATATATTTTTTTAAAAGAACTATTTTTTAAGATGAAAAAAATGACATCTAAATTAAAGACTGTAATAAGAGAGTCTTTTAAAGAATCTATACGGTTAGGTGACGATAAAATTAAACCTGAACATTTAATTTTAACCACCCTAACCAATAATAAAAATGAAGTAACTGAAGTTTTAACCGAAATGGGGTCCGATGTTAGTGATTTAACAGAAAAATTAGAAAGTTACTTGAGAATTAAAGTAAAAAACCCTAATATTGTTGGATTATCTATCATTCCATTGAATGTATCATCAAAAAACGCGATTAGTTCAGCTGAACTTGAGTCAGATAAGTTAAAAGATGATTTTATCGGTGTTGAACATTTGTTTTTATCAATATTAAAAAATAAATCGTTAGATGGGACAAAAGTTTTAGGTAATCAGGGTATAACCTATAGAACTTTTAAAGAAACTTTAGTAAATTTAAAAAAACAAAAAATAATGAATATGACAGGAGACTTTGAAGAAGTAGACGATTTGGGTAAAAAAGCGAAAAAAGCAACCCAAGGTAAGTCAACAACACCAATCCTTGATAATTTTGGTAGGGACATTACCAAATTAGCGTCTGAGGGTCAAATAGATCCGATAATTGGTAGAGAAGATGAAATTGAGAGAGTATCTCAAATTCTTTCTAGACGCAAAAAGAACAACCCAATTCTTATTGGTGAACCAGGTGTGGGTAAAACCGCGATTGTTGAGGGTTTGGCTCTTAAAATTGTTGAAAGAAAATGCCCACGTATTCTTTTTGATAAACGTGTTGTTAGTTTGGATTTGGCTTCATTAGTTGCTGGAACCAAATACCGTGGTCAGTTTGAAGAAAGAATGAAGGGTATCATGCAGGAACTTGAAAAAGCAGACGATGTAATCCTCTTTATTGATGAAATTCACACAATGGTTGGTGCGGGTAACGCTTCAGGTTCATTAGATGCCTCAAATATCTTAAAACCAGCTTTAGCTCGTGGTGAAGTCCAATGTATTGGAGCCACCACCTTAGATGAATACCGTCAAAACATTGAAAAAGACGGAGCTTTAGCTAGACGTTTTCAAATGGTATTAGTAGAACCACCTTCAAAAGACGAAACGCTTGTTATTCTTAATAACATTAAAAACAAGTATGAAGACCATCACAAAGTTAATTACACAACTGAAGCGATTGAATCGTGTGTTAACTTGGCAGACCGTTATATAAGTGACCGTGAACAACCAGATAAGGCTATAGACATTTTAGACGAAGTTGGTGCAAGAATGCAAGTACACATTAAACCGCCACAAGAAATTGTAGACCTTGAAGAAAAAATAGCCGAAGTAGGCCGTCAAAAAATAGAAGTGGTTAAGGCTCAAAGATATGAAGACGCGGCAAAACTTCGTGACGAAGAGAAAAACCTTCAGGAGGAATTGGAACATTCTACAAATGAGTGGGCTAAGAATCTTGATAAGTTTAGACCTGTTGTTAATGAAGAGGATGTTGCAAAGGTGGTATCGATGATTACCGGTATACCTGTTACAAAAGTCTCTCAAACCGAAAACGAAAAACTTCGTAACATGGACAAAGAACTTAAAAACAAAGTTATCGGTCAAGATGAAGCTATTGACAAGATTAGTAAAGCAATAAAACGTAACCGTGTTGGTATTAAAAATAAAAATAAACCTATTGGTTCTTTTATGTTCCTTGGGCCAACAGGTGTTGGTAAGACGTACTTAGCTAAAATGTTGGCTGAAAGTATTTTTGGTTCTTCTGAAGCTTTAATTCGTGTCGATATGAGTGAATATATGGAAAAACATTCCGTTTCTAAATTAATTGGGGCACCTCCAGGTTACGTTGGTTATGAAGATGGTGGTCAATTGACTGAAAAAATAAGAAGAAAACCATTTTCAGTTATCTTGTTAGATGAAGTTGAAAAGGCTCACCCCGATGTTTTCAATATCTTACTTCAAGTTTTTGATGACGGTCATTTGAGTGATGGTTTAGGTCGTAAAGTT